AAGTTATATATATATTAACCCCCGTTATATTATTTATTTTATATTATTACTTATATACTAATGATTAAATTAAACCCACTTTTATATAATTTATTTATATATTTCTCCTTATATATTAGCATTTTTATATTAATCGGACTTATATAATTCCCTATTATATATTAATATTTTTATAAAAATGATCGAATATAATACTTGACACGCTTGACAATATCTATCACACCCGTCCCACACTTATTAATATAAATCGACTTAAATATATATACTATTATATATATAGTCTGATATCGCAAAATATATATAAATAATATTATATAAGGAGAAGAATAAAAATCGGGCTCAAAGTGGGACTGCCTCGCCAATGACTGACACACCCGTCCCACGTCCCTCCTTCTCCGAGAGCCATATATATATCCTTGATCTTATATATAAATACCGAGATAATAAAGAAAACCGAAAGTATTATATATATAATACGTATTAACCTATATTATAGGAAGTGAAAAAAATGCCATCAATAGAGGAATTAGAAAAAACCCTTAAGGCTACACTTAAGGAATTAGAGGCAGTTAAAAAACAACAACAGAAAAAAACAACAAAAAAGACAACAAAAAAATCTAAAAAGACAGATAAAAAACCAGCAGAAAAAACCCCAGAATTACCTTATAGTGCTGTATCAGATATATTAAAAAATATGAAACCTGACGAAAGCATTTCAAGGTTTGGTATCTTATACAATGCTGACAACCCTTATAATATATCTGGTAAATCTATCGAGAAGTTTTATATAGACTACAATATAAAAGCCTATAAAAAATGGTATATGTCTTATAATAATAAAGATATAATAATCGACAACCAATTAAGCAAACATCAAAAATTCAAAGACAAGAATATAAATGCAAGAATAAAAGTAATCGAGGAAAAACTTAAATCAAAGCCAAAGAATAAAAATGTAAACCAAGCAGAAAAAATCGAGGAATTTTTATTAAAACAACTCGATAAATTAGAGGGAAAAATAAATGGATAAAAATAAAATACAAGATATAATAATCTCGACTTGGAAAAAGTCGGGATTTAATCCCAATCTTTAAATAAAAATCATCTTATTTTTTTTATTTGTTTATTTTTATCGTGTTTATTTTATTTATTTATTTAATATAAAAGATCAATTATAAAATCATTAATATATTTAGATTTATATAAAAATCTGGCGATTAAATAAGTGGGACGGATATGACAAGGGATAGCGTGGTATAGAGTAGCAAGCCCGTCCCACACCACGTCCTAATATCTGGCGACTAATATATAATAAGAGGGATAAAAATCTGGCCCTGCTAATAGTTCTCATGGGGGACGCCCCGTCCCACAAGCTCTTCTCTAAGCTCTGATCGTGATAGACCTACACACACCCGTCCCACATGGGACTGTTGGCCTCAGAATGGCTTAAAATCAATCCTCGAGCAAAAATAAGAGGAGGGGAGAGGTGAAAGTCTGAGGTTTATAACCCCTCCTCGTAGATTAATTTTATGTGTCTGTTATCTTTCGTTAATATATCTATATCCTCATTGTTTTCTAGCCTTTTAATATCCTCTTTATTTAGATAATATCTTTCTATTTTATCATGATATTTTATCATATTAATCCACCTCCTTTATTAAATCGTATTTTTCAATTCTGTTTACCTTTATGTATTCTAAGAATTTTCCATTTTCTAATTCTGTTAAATCTTTTGTTGCAAAGAATTTTTCATATGTTCCATCTTTATTATAAACTTTTATTTCATGATTTTCCCTGATGTTTGCGTATTCTGGAAGAGGCATTTTATTGCCTCCTTTTCCAGTTTAAATTATCATGTTTTGGGTGCATTTCTTTTGTTACTGGTAATGTGTTGTATTCGTTTATTAGCGTATCGTTTTTTATGTGGTGAAATTCCAAATCGAATTTTTCCATTTCATTTAAGACATCTTGGGCAGTAATTATTAAATCATGTTCTTCATGTTGTTTTATGACATCGATTATTCCAAATATTACTGAAACATCTATTATTTTATCTGGATAATATTCAGAATTACGGTTCATTTTAAACCTAAATCTGGGGCAATTATCATGTGTATTTACTGATAATAATAGAGCGTTTTTATTTCTGATTTTAAAACCGTATTCTTCAGCCTCTTTTATTTTATCCAATCCGTAGAATTCGATTGGATTTGTTTGATAAACCATTTCAGACATTTTTTTACCTCTAATATTATGTAACAGTTAAACCTTTATAAGTCTTTCGATTATATCAAGTTTTAATATTAGAGGGTTATTATTTAAGGCTGTTGCTTAACTGGTTTTATTTTAATTAATATCATTATTATTATATTTCTTTTTGAATATAAATCTGGGGCTACTCAATTAACGATCGTTAATCGGGCCACTAACTTAACAATCGTTAATAAAATGCTGAGATGAGTACTACTACTACGTAGTAGTACTCACCCGTGAGAATATGCCCTCTTGGAGAAACAAGATATCAATCACACCTGCGTCTTGGAGAAACAAATATACAATAAGTAGAACGGAAGTCAACGGGAGGGTGCAGGGTGCCCACTACTACTACGTAGTAGTGGGCATATTGAAACTCACTCGCCAACAGGAGAAAATCACAAAAAAAAAAAGTGAAAGGCTTAAGCCCTTGCCTTCCACAACTGAAAATCAAGCCTTCTGTGTTGCCATTCACTAACAAGTAAAACAGGACTATCAATATTCAAGGTATCTCCTGTCAAGTGATGGAATTGATAGTCGTTCTCCTTAATCTCTCGGAGTAGGTAGTCAAGGCTCATTGTCAAGTCCATTGCCATTGTATCAACAAGTCCTGTAAGGAAATGTAAATCTCTGATACTATCCGAGAAGTTCTCGGAGTTCCTTGATAACTTGAGTCGCCACCTTAACTTGTTCTCCTTTGAATTGACACTCAATACAAGGGAGTTCTTACCACGAACTCTTATATTTAATAGGCTTTCTAATGAACTGACGAATTGTTCGCCGAGGAATTCTCTTGCGTCTGTCACAAATACCACTTCACTCATCTGTCTTATCACCAACAGGGTATGGACTTGTGGGTATATAAACCTTTCGGCTGGTGCATCCAAAAGACAAGGAACAATAAGACTCATTAGTACTACATCAGTATACAGTGAGTATACATATAAGTCCCACAGTGGGACGTAAGAATAAAACAAACTTAAAACTTAAAAGCATAATATTCATAATGCTTTTCACAGATATACGATATTGGTATAGCACTATGATAGGGTGTGTCAAGACAATGATAATCATTAGCAAGGTAGTGGTATTAGATATGTAGATTTATTATAGTTTGATTAATATATTTCTCTCTTATAAAAACCCCATAGCATAAACAAGCCTTGAAGAAGATAAGGAGAGATATTTACCTGCTTAGTTATCCACCTTCGGTGTAACGGTATTTCTCATGGAACCTCCTTTTTCTAAGACCGCATTATCAGCTCATAGTTTTTTCTATATATAGCATACTCCCAATATGTATTTTTGTGGTATATATCGTTATCCATACATATTTATATACATACTACTAGTATATAAAGCTTTCTATTGGCCAACAGGAGTAGATTAGTAAATATGTAGTAGGGCGGCCAACATATAATATAATTGAGAGAGGTGATGCTATTTAAACCTTTCGGAAACATGGAAATCACTAATTACTATATTTGTTAATCGTGGAGCGGCATTGCTAAGCCGAGGTTGAAGGCGGGCATTCAAATTACTCTCTAATTTGTTTATTTAGATTATACTATATTAACATGGCAAACGTTTGTAAGATAGTAAAATATGGCCTAGAGCCTGAAGTGGATCCATTGCTGGATAATGGTATTAGCTTGGCAGAAATAGCTGATAAGATAGTATCTAATCATCCAGAGATTGTTGACCTTCAGGGATTATCATCTATGGCTATAATGAGATATAGAGATAAACGTAATAGAAATAAAATTGAAGACGATTTAGAAGATGGCAACGATCCCGTTGATACATTTTTAAAAGAATATAATGAAGCAATTAGGAAACTAATGACTAAAAATGAAAAGTGGGATGATAGAGTTGAGCAACTCTGGCAAGAGTGTAAAGATGATGCATCTATCGTAGAGAAAGCTAAAATAATAAAAGAGGCTAGAGATAATAGAGAGCAATCTAAAAAGGAATGGAATGCTCTTGCAAAGTATGGTGTGAGACAAACCTCCAATATATATAATATTAATTTGAAAAAAGAGCAAAATACTAAGATAATGCTCTTAAATTGGAGTAAGGAGATATTAGATGGTTTATGCTCTGAATGTAAAGCAAAAAGTAGAAACAAAATTATGAAATTGATAGAGGAGGAAAATTAATATGGCAAAATCAAAGACTATGACTGTACCGTCATATGATTGGAAAATAACGGCTATAAAATTCATAAAACAATTCTTACTGGTTGGAATTCTAGCAGGTATACTTTGGGCAGTAGAAGAAGGTATCCCAGAACTTGCATTAGAATATCCAGAATATACAGCACTTCTTTCTTTGATATCTGCAGTAGTGGTTGCATTATATAACTATATAAAGCACTATAAAGATACTGAAGAAGTACCAGTATAAATTACACTTATGATGACACTAAGTAACTCCGTTAAATACGATCGTTAACTCGTTAAATCAATTGGTAACATAAGGCCATGCCTATGGTTCCTTTTGATACAGGAGAATCTGGTGATTCCTATAAAAATCGGTAAACAATATACAAGAAACCAAATGGTATGTTAGTTATGTTATTAAGAGATTAGTGATATTATGGCAAAAATAGATTGGTTAGCAAAGTTGCCTAAAGCATTCATGGGCGGTATCATCGGTTTAGTATTCGGTGGTGTAGCTGGTGGATTGTTTGGTGATATCGGATATGCATCATACGTACCTTGGGAAGAAATTTTCATATTCCTTGGTGCAGTGTTTGGTGCTATCATCGGCTGGAACTCAGAGTAAATAAGTTCTAGTTAGGATAATATAAAAATATGTTATTATGTTTTATTTCTTTCCTTAATTATGGGAAATGATGATCTAGAAGTTCTCAAATATTCCATTAATCCAATACCCTTTATCAAAGAAGTGTTAGACTTAGAAGTAAAGTGGTTTCATAAAGAATGGATTGATACATTTGAGAAGAATAGTTTTGTGTCCCTACAAGCTCCTAGAGGGCATGGTAAAACTACAATTATTGGAGCTTATATGATTTGGAGGATCGTCACGGATCCTAATATTAGAATATTGATTGTTACTATTAATCAAGATAAAGCTGATGAAATGATGTCCTTTATTCAGCATCATCTTGAAACTAATGAAAAATTAAAGGACCTCTTTGGAGAACAAAGAGGATTTAGTAAAGACTGGTCACGCTCTACCATAAGAGTTATGAGAGCTGGTCAGACAGGAGTAGCTCACAAGGAACCTACTCTTCAAGTTCTAGGAATAACATCATCAATGGTTGGAGGTCACTATGACCTTATAGTATTAGATGATATAACAGATCAGAAAAACTCTAGGACGGAACATAGAAGACAAGAACTAGTGAGATGGTATAACTTAACTCTTATGCCTATGCTTGAACCTGAGGGTAAAATATTATCTATAGGAACAAGATGGCATGAGGATGATATCCATAGATATCTAAAGGAAACCTCTAAATACAAACATAGAAGATATAAAGCAATACTTGATGATGAGAAGGAGAGAGTATTGTGGCCAGAGAGATTTAATTATGAAAAACTCCAAGACATTAAGAGGAGTATAGGAAGTGTAGGATTTGAACTACAATACCAAAATAACATAATCTCTTCAGGAGATTCACCCATTAAAATGGAATGGGTACACAACTCAACAAATAACTTTAAAATGCCTCCCCCTCCATTTGATACTTACATGGGAGTAGATTTTGCATCCAAAGGGGAAGAATCAGACAACTTCTCTATAACGATAATAGCAATAAAGGATGGAGTAATATATGTATTAGATGGTCTTAGGACCAATCAAGCATCATTATTTCATCAATTTGAATTAATAAAGTCTTACTATAACAAATGGCAGCCAATTAAGGTAGGAGTAGAACAGGCTGCACAACAAAAAATGATAGTGGATCAATTAACAGAATCCACTACTTTACCGATAGTTCCCATTAAGTCATCCATAGTAAGTGACAAAATGAGTAGAGTCCAGAGATTGTCGGTATTCTTTGAAACAGGAAGAATATTAATGAATCCAAATCTGACTAGTTGGGTGGATGAATTAATAATGTTTCCAAGAGGGATGTATGATGATTCAATAGATAGTCTATCATTTGCTGTACAAAGCTCCCAGATAGAAACTGAAGATGATAAAAGAGTTGATTGGGGCCAAGTAAAAAATATGATAGCCTCATCAAAAAAATCTTCAAACCGATCATCAAATGTTAGAAAGAAATATAGAATAAGAAAAATTTAAAAAGAGGTTTTTTATGACAGAAGAGATCTATATAGGTGGAAAGGATATCTCTAGATATATTTCAGCTTGCTTCTTTTCTCTAGGAAAGGAGAAAAATATTAAAATAGTAGCAAGAGGAAATAATATCAAAAGAGCCATAGATATATTGGCTATCTTGGTTAGAGATTATTTAGAGAATCCAGAATATGATATAAAAGTTGGTAGTGAACCCTTTGAGAAGAGAAATGTATCCACAATAGAGATACAGTTATCTGGTATCAAAAAGGGTAACTTAGATAAGAAAGGAAAAAAATCTGAAAAATGAGGTTAAATAATGGGGTTAATTAGTTCATTTCGTAATGTATTTGCTAGAAAGCCAGCACCAAAAAGATCCATATTCTTGGATGAGAATGGTAAACCTAGAACCATAATAGCTACTGGTAAATCACAATCAGGTGGAGGCTCATCAGGTAGAAGTGAATCTCAACTAAAGGCTTTCTGGAATTATTACGAAACAGATGGAACCGTATTTGCTGCCGTAAATACCACTGTATTCAATACAGTTATGGTAGGATATACACTAACCTCTGCTAATGAAGAGGCCAAGAATTTAATCAGGGATAAATTAAGTAATATTAACTTGGATTTATCTCTTTTAACAAATGTTAGATATGCACTAGTATTTGGTGATGCTTTCATAGAAATAGTTAAGAATGGTAAGGGAGATATAACTGGTTTAAAGACAGTTGATCCTATCACCTTAGTTATTAATACAAATGAATATGGAGAAACTGAAAGTTATCAGCAAAAGATTGGGGGTGTATTACAAAGTACAATCCTCAAACCAGAGGATATAATTCACATACAATTATTTGATAAACCATCCACTCCATATGGATTATCCTTAATACAACCAGCTCAGGATGCTCTTGATAAGAAAAGAGATACATCAGATGCTTTAGCTAATGCTATTATAAGACATGGTACACCAAAATATCTAGTAAAGGTTGGAAGTGAGGAAGACTTTCCTCCTGATTCAGCATTTACTGATCTACAATCAGAATTAGAGGATATAACGGAAATTAATGAAATTATTATACCAGGTCTTATTGATATAAGTACCATAGATGAAAAAGGAATACCTGGAGTAGAGGAATATTCTGACATATTCCAAACTGAATTAATTATATCAATGTTATGTCCAGAGGAGGCATTAGGATTAGGAAGAGGCTCAACTGAAGCTACTGCTTCTGTAAAACAAATGATGTTTGAGAGAGTAATTAGGTCATTTCAATTAAAGATATCATCTCAGATAGAGCATGAATTAATAAAACCAGTATTAGATGAGAATGGTTTTAATCTAGAGAAAAACCCTGATAATATGGTTAGAATGAGATTTAATTCAGTAACAGATGCCGATGAAGCAGTTAAAGCTAAATGGTTAGGTAATTTACTAAGAGGATATGATCCAAGACAAGGAGAAAAGAAACCTTTCACAACAGATGAAGTAAGAGCTATGTTCGGGTATGGACCAATGCTAGAGGACAATAAAGATGAAGTCCCCAAACCAAAACCTGGGGAGACACCAACTGAAGAAGAACCTCAAGAAGAAGAGCCCGAAGATGTAGAGGAAGAAGAGGAAGAAAGTAATGAAGAAACAGAAGAAGAATGAGAGAAGTCTTCACTTTCCAATGGTTCCCTTCAAATACAATAAAAAGATTTTAACTAAATCCACTGATGTAAGGATTTATAGAGATACAATTCTCTTAACTCCAGGAGAGTTTACTGATGCTTTAAGTAGGTCTCCTGTTACTTACACAGAAGAAGCAATATCAAAAACAGCTAATAAATGGGAAGAGAATTATCTTAACTTAGACCATTCTTATGAAGTTCTTAAGAGATTAGGTTTTGTAAAGAATACCTATTATAAGAAAAAGGATGGAACTGTTAGGGGAGATTTATATATATTTCCAATTACTCAAGCTGCTAAGGATGTAATAAAACAGATAGATGCTGGATTAGTTAATTGGTTATCAGTAGAAATAACTACTCAGGACTATTGGGATCCAGAAACAAATAAGAGATTTGCTGATGACATTACATATATAGGAGCCGCGGTGGTTACAATGCCAGCGTGTGAAAATAGCAGAATTATTGAGGATGGCCCAGAGCCATATAAATGGTAAATATGAAAGAAAAAAAAGAACTAATATTATGTTCATTCTACAAAAAGTGCAAGAATTATCCAAAAATGTGTGACCATTGCAAATGGAATGGAGCAATTGATCTAGGCGATTATTTAGTTTTAGAGACCAAGGATGGAAGGACGATTAGATATTTATGAGTCAGGACAAAAAATTACTAGTAAGAGGTTGTCCTCTCTGTGATATCTTTTTAGACAATAATCCCAAAACTAAACTATATTGGCCAGAAAAAATAGAAGATATAAAAGAGTCAGAATTTATAATAGTGGATTGCTTATCTTGTAAAATACCCATGGTGGTATATAGAGATCATGTCACCACTATAACTAAAGAAGCATGGGGAAGAATATTATATAGAACAAGAAAATTGTTTGGTAGTGGAATATCTTTAAGATGTAAACCAAGAACAATATTTGATCATTACCATTGTCATGTAGTAAATAGAGAAAAAAGATAAAATGCCGGTACAATCTTGTAGAAGTGAAGGAAAGCCAGGGTATCGCTGGGGAGAAAGTGGTAAATGTTATACATATACCCCAGGGGATGATGCATCCAGAGAAAGAGCTAAGGATAAAGCTGCCAGACAAGGAAGAGCAATTCAGGTTAATAAAGATAACAACTCATTATTAGATTATATCAATAAATTAAATAAACGTATAGAAGAATTAGAAAAAAAGATAAGTAATGTTAAGAATGTAAAAAATAGAGAGAGAGAAAAATGAGTATAATGGGATCATATAGACAGAGTTCAAATATAGCTTCAACATCCGTATCATCCTCATCTCATATTATTAATTTCACTGGTTTTAAACCATCAGGTATTTCTTATGGTAATATAATGGGTGTAGCTTTATATGTATGGTCAGGTTCAACTGGTAGTGGAGATTGGGTGCCTCTAGAAGTTGGAATGTTGAAATAATAATTGAATAATATGACGAATCTATTACCTCTAAGAAGATTAACTAAGGAACTTGCGGAAGAAATTGAATATGATGAACATGGCAAGATCTGGAAACTAATAACATTCATTTTAGATAATGTTGGATCCCCAGCAGCTATCATAAACAAAAAACATGCATTACTCTATATAAACAAGAATTGCAGGGAAAGATTTAAGGAACTTGGTTTTGATGGAGAAAAATATATTGGTAAGAATATTAAAGGTTCAAAATTCTGTGAATCATTACTATCTGCATGTGATGAATGCCCAATTCAAAAAACATTAGATACAAAAGAAGTACATACCTTAGACTTTACAAGTAAGATATCCAACATAAATTACAAAATGATATGTATACCATTAATCTTTGATGGTGTCTCAGGAGTACTTGCAATATTGAGTGAAAAAAATGGAAAATAATGAGTTTGATAAGTGGGATTTGAAACAAGCTGAGTGGAGAGGTTACGCTCTCAGAGCTCTTGAGGATATGAATAGTGAGATGAGAGACATAAAGAAAGATATATGTAGGGTTGAAGAGAAACTTGATAAGGTTAATCAAAGGTTGACTAATACGCAAGTTAAATTAGCTACTTTATCAGGAATAGTCTCTTTAATAATGACAATAGTGGTTAGTGTAGTAATTAATGGAGTAGGATAATGTCAGAAAATATAAAAATTAATGTAGAGGGACAAGAAGTTCCTAAGCTAACCCAAGATTTTATAAATCTAAATTTATACAGTTTATTCTCAAAAATATTAAAGTGTGAGTATAATGATACTCCCAAGTATGTTAATATAAATTATAATAACAATCAAAAAACTGAGAAGAGTGAGTCCGATAATGTATCCATAATTCCATTTGCCTTGAGAGGTAATATAGATAGGATAGTTGAAAAATCTTCTGATGGTAGAAGGATTATAGCTGGATATGCCAATGTAGCAATTGTTGATTCTGAAGATCAATTTATTCCAGTAGAAACCTTAGAGAAGGGAATAACTAGTCTATTGGAGGATCCCCACTATTCAAATCTGATGTTAGTACATCAGAGTATACAAATAGGAAAGATAATTAAAGAATTTAAGGATCTCACCACACACGTTGACGATAAAGGATTATTTATTGTTGCTGAGATAAGAAAGGATATTAAGACCGCAGACGAAATATGGGAAAGTATATTGGACAGTGAGATCAATGGCTTTTCAATAGGTTGTGAGGTCGT